CCCGTAGCTCATCCCCTCCCACACGGTCAGTCTTCTGCCCCCGGGATCGGCCAGCTCCCTCCCCCCGGCCCAGGCTCTCGCCACCGCCGCCATATCCACCCACCCACCGGCCACGCGCTGCCACGCCGGGCGCGCCCGGCGTACCCGCTTAGGGGTGATGTCAGCGTAGGTCATTGGGCACCTTCGCCGCCCGGGCGGATAGGAATCGCTGGCAGGCCTCGGCGACGGTGGCCGCTCGGAGCCGTTCGGGTGGGGTCAGGTCCATCTCGTCGTATATGGAGTCGTAGAGGGAGGCCAGCGACTCCAGGTCGAGGGCCAGGTAGGAGGTCTGTGTCTCTGAGATCATGGGGTGGGTTGGTGGTGTGATTGGGCGTCCCCAACGGGCGAGGGCCGCTCGGACGAGGTCGATCTGGCCTAGGCCGGATGCCTCGATCTCTTGGGAGAGTTCTATGATCTCCATGACCGTCGGCCTCTTCGGTGCGGGTTCTGCCAGGGCGGCGCGGGTGCGTTCCAGAAGCTCCCGCACATTGGCGGGAATACCGCTCCCCCAGGTGTATTCTATCTTCTCAACCAACTCAGCACACAGTTTCTTGTAGTCAGTCATTGGCAATTCTCCAATTCATCAGCAATTGAATCGAGCCAGTCATCGGCGGGCTCAAAGTACACTTCGTTAACGTACGCTTCTCGGAGCTGCTTCGCAGCAGCTCTCAGGACCGCCACAGCAATGACCGAGTGGTGACTTGCGTACATATTCCCCCAGTCCCAAGAAGCCTCCTCGCTCGCCTTGAGGATGGCATCCGCATACTCATTCATTGCGTTGCTCCAGCTCCTGCAACCGCTCAAGGGCGGCGCGGATTAGGTCAGCACGTTCTTGTGCTTCGGAAGATATTATGAAAGATCTGTCGATCTGAGCCTTCAGTGCTTCCAACGCTTGCTCCGCCAAGCTCGGAGGCTTGGGTGGCGATGTATTTGCTCCACCCAAGCGGATCTGGAATGCTGAGGGCCTCTTCGTTCCACTCCCGGAGTAGGTCCTGTGGTACGGTGATTGGATGGTTTTCAGTCATCAAGTATCCCTCAATGTTTGGTGGAGTTTTCTGAGGAACCCCCAGAGGCGTCCCCTCTTCGGCTGTTCTGGCCTCTCCGGGATCGGCTCCCAGAACCTGCCGTCCGGACCGCACCTACTACCATCGTCCCTGACGTAGTGGCAGAGCGGTATCTCCTGCCACCGCTCTCCCGTTACGTAGTTCGCGTGGTCCCTCGGGAACTTGGAGCAGCAGGCGAACAGGTGGTCGTGGGAGCCGACGCAGTAAGCGCACGTGACGCAGGATCGCATAAGTGGGTCAGTCTGGGACGGAGGGGATGTCATCGAGGGGGGAGCCATAGGACCTGTTCTCATCATAACACGGGTTGAGGCACCCCGAGGGGCGGGTGGCCAGTTCGGAGAGTGTCCCCTCCCTGCGGTCCTTCGCCATGGCCCACTGGCAGACCTTCTTGGCCAGCTCGTCGTAGGAGCCGGGGCGGTCGGGGCGGAACGCAAATCTCACGGTACCATCGACGATGTGGACGCCGCAGCGGGGGCAGGTCTGCCAGGGGGAGGAGGGCATAGTAGGAGGGGGGGAGTAACCGCGAGGGGGGGCCAGCCGGCCGGCCGGATTTCCTAGTCGGATTGCCCGACGCCGTGTCACGCCAGTCACGGCTGGACGGTTGTGGCCGGCGATAGGGTCCACGGACCCGATTGTCACAACGTGGACCAGTTTAAAGTTAACTATATGGTGTTCAATCATGCTTACTACTTGGTTCTCAACTCAGGTACTCCCGTCGATTATCAGCGCGGCCAGTGGCGCCATTGCGGGCGTTGTCATCGCCGGTTGGGATAAGCTCTCCGCCAAGTTTCTCCTGTCGAAACTCGGTCCGTCAGTGAAGACAGTGTATAACATCATCGACCCGATCCTCGATGGGAGTCTTCAGGGATGGAAGGACAGTGATATTGACAGGGCCCTCGGTCTAGCGATCGAGGTAGCGTACGACGGCAAACTGACCCCCGACGAGATCAACAGGATCGTGAGACTGATCTCCCAACGCTGGGTGCCTCAGATCGCCTCCGACAAAATCGCCAAGGGCCTCATCGGGGAGAAGGAACGTGCCGTGGCGGAGAGGATCAGAAGCGCCGTGGATGCTAAGTCCATCAACGCCCCCGAGACCCTGCTCCTTCTCAAGAAACTCTACGTGGGTTGATCAGAGATCAAAGACTCTTTTCATAAACCATGCCTTGAACCTCCGTCCCCAAGTCTTCCTTGGGGTTTTCTTTTGTTCGGTAGTAGTAGTGGAGGTATAAGTGTGCTGTTGAGGCTGAGATTCCAGTTCTGGCTCGTTTTTGATCTCCTCTAAGGCCTTACTGATGCAGGGGAACTGCTCCGAGAAGACCCCGGAGATGGCGTGGGCAATCTCCATGTGCTCCTTCTGGGTACCATTAGCCCCGCGGAGATCGATGTAGTGCATCCAGGAACGTAGGGTGCCGGTCATGTAGATCCGACTCGGGGAGTTCATGGGTAGGACCTTACGAGCGCACTCTTTGGCGACTCCGGCCTCCAGCATGTCATCATAGAGTTCTTGGGCCTCGGCAAAGAGCATCTTGATTCGTTGCTCGAACGCTCTTACCAGCTCAGGGTCCAGATCTGCGACGGAATTCTGGCGGTTCTTGGTGTCCTGGCGACGGAGCTCCGGCAGTTGGACAGTTCCTAGATCCTTCACGTCGGCGTAACGCTGGGAGAACTCTTGGAAACTGAAGGAGCGGTGGCGGATGATCTGGGCGGCGATATCGCGGGTGGTATTGATCTCCACGCACATAGAAGCCATCTCGAACGGGCTCCAGTGGCGATTCTTGATGAGGTACTTGATCAGGCGGGAGGCCGTGTCGTAGTTTCCTTGGTTCTTAGGTGCCGACACACGCGCCATATCGGTGATGAGATGCTCCGCCTCAGGAGTCACCCACATTAGTTTGACCAGTTGAGCCATAAAAAAGAGGGGCTGTTACCCCTCCATTCTACCACAGATATGTTAGTATGTCTCTCGCCATTGGACTGCTGCAGCCACCCTTGCCACCGCGTTAGTCTGAGTACTTACCGTCTGGGCGGAGATCACATAGACTTCGGAATCGGTAGAATCGATGTTCTGCATGATCACGCTTTTCTTTGAGTTGGAGATATCTCCGAAGGTGCCTGGTGACATGGAGTTCTGAGATGAACCGGAAGGGATGTATCCTGCGTTCAGCACACTCCCGCCGGTGTAACTGAGAGCATTTACACTATACTCCACTCCGCTATCGTCATCAGCCGGAGTCCATATTGCTCCGCCATTAAAAGTCAAGGATGAAGCGGAGTTCAATTTAACTAACTTGAATAGGATACTTTCATCAAGTACTGAAAATGAGATATTATTAATCCTCACCGACATCCTATTTGGTCCGGAGAACACCGAGTTCTTCAGTCTTATAGCCATGACCGGGAACGGCGTCGCGCCCGGCGTAGATGTTGTTCTGTACGAGGAGTTAGCCGCGGCGAAATCCACTCCGGTCTCCGAGTACCCGCCGGAACTGATCACCGACGAGCAGATATGCTCTAACGACCCACCTGACGTAGTACCGGTGTTAGCAACCTCCGCCCTGATAGGGAGGTTAGGATTGCTCATGTACACCACATTCAGGTTGTTGGAGTGGAGTTGTTCGTGAGCGATGACGATCTTTCCATTATGAACAAAACCGAATCTGACCTTTCCGACTCCCAGCCACTGGAAATCAATGTAGAGAAGCTCGGTCTTTGTCGGATCGAAGTTGAATCCGGAATCTCCAGTCCCGTTACACTTATCCAATGACCAGTTAGCTTGGGTAATGCGTGTGTCTTGGGCAGTTCCGGTCGCGTACGAGCGGATCACGAAAGCCAGATCGGTTCCGGTCTGCTCTAGGAAGAGACCATTACGGGTATCGAAGTACCCGATGCGTTTTGTCACGTTGGCCGACGCCATCCCCAGCACGAAGGAGGCGAAGATCTCCTGGGACTTACCAGGCTGGTACGGGTGGTAGTACTTGCTCTGGTGGATGGCGTAGGAGGCGGTATTGGTTGTCGTGGAAAGAGTCACCGATGACCTATTAGAGTCCATGGTGACAAGTCCACCATTGCCGGTGGAGTCATTGAAGTTGAATCCGACTCCTGGAACATGTTTGTAGTCCCCCAGAGTGAAGGGAAGAGCGGCCTTCAGACGCCCGAAGGCATCTGTCGAATTAGCTGCGGACGAGGACGACCAACCAAACGGGTCCACGATGATCCCACGTGAGTCAGCGAGCTGATGCACGTAGAACATCTTGTTATTGGCTACGCTGATCGCCTCGTCGGTGGGGTGGGTCTCTAGCGGATTACTATAGTATGGCATCAGTCAGATCCTCACATGAGTATCTCTGGGTCCCACTCGATGGAGCGAGTAGCGATGTTATTATTAACATCGTAGGTTATTGTCTCAGTGGCTACGGTTTTTCCACTCGCTCCGCCCTTCTTATAGACAACCTGAGTAGGCCCGTGGGAGGTTGTTGCGCCACTATGTGCTTGGTAATCGTGGCCGGGAACCTCCCAACCATTCTCGAATGCTGGATCTGCCATACTCCATACTACTTATCCTATACTTTAAACTATCACTTCATGATCCTAACTACCTCGCCGAAGGGTAGATGGTCGTCTGGAACCCCACCCGGGCTAATGCACCACAGAACATCGCAATCTGGTTCCTTGAAGTCGTTAGTGGGAGCGTAACCGTCGGTGAACACGATACCTAAAGTCCGCACCGTAGAGTCCTCCTCGGAGACACTGCGAAGCTTCTCCATAACATTTACAAACGAGGTACCTCCACCCCCTTCGAGTTTAGGAGTGCTAAAAATACTCTCCACCTCGCCTTGGTAGTAGAGATCGACGTCAAAGTACCACATCTCGCCGGTGATGTTAGGCAAAGCGTTTATGGCGAAACGGAGCTCGGCGATAAACTCCCCGAGAAGTTCCTCATCAACACTGCCGGACGTGTCCATGAACACGCACACATGTATCTTACCACCACCCAGATCGTCCAGGTACATCCCGTTATGGATGAAGCGACGATCGAATCCCTCGAAGTCGGTACGGGACGCGGTGATGTACCTGTAAAGAACGTCCCTCCAGTTAATCGTGGGCTCTAGGAACTCGTCAAAGATTCTCCTTATCCCCGCACCCGTTGGTCCAGCACTCTTACTCTTCGCGATAGTCATCGCTTTGTTCAGAACGTCCTTCCAGTTTGTTTTACTACCACCTCCGATGGAAGGGTTTTCACCCTTACCCTGCTCTTTTGTCCCGGTTCCTGGCTGTAAGCACTGGTTTACATCAACGGCGGATTTACCGTATTTCTTACTGATATACTGCGGGTTGGTATGTTGCTTCTGCTTGAGAATATTGTAAATCTCGCGGACACTGAGGTGTTTTAAGTCGTTGTCGAATATGGCCTCTTCTGGTAGCACCATCTTATTATCCATGATGATGCCATTGACCACGATATCGGCCGCGATGTTGGCCGTGATGGGATCAGACTTAAACAGATCCTTCATGCGCTCGATATGTTCGAGCGCCATATGAAGAACCTCGTGAAGGAGAATAGAGCGGAAATATTCCGGGGACTGACCGTTCATAAACTCCTCGTTGAGGAACATTACGTTCCCGTTAGTCGCCGCAGTGGGTACATCGTCAGTGATCTCGTACTTGGTGTTTAACAATAGCGTTCCGAAGAACGGCGACTGTTTTAGTAACTTCACCCTGGATTTGACTATACTCTCTTCGATACTCATCGCAGAAGCTCCTGGTACTTGGTGATGAACGCCTTGACTTGCGGGTCCTTGGCGATAAGTTTGATAAAGGCTCCTTGGAGGTTATTGGCTTTCAAGGAGATCATAGCGTCACTCATGAAGAGTCCGACGTAATCCTCAGTGGTACCTTTGATCAGCCACTTGGTCCCGTTGTAGAAGTCCTGAGCGGACTTGGCCCTAGAGACGATAGAACCGCACACGGCGTACATCAGGGAAGGCTCACGGGGTACCTCTACGTCCTCTCCGGAGAGGATCCGGCTGATGTCCGGAAGGCGGGAGTAGATAGACTGGTAGGCGTAGAACTCCGCGGACGTTCCCTCACCCACTGCAGAGGCGATGTCCAACTCGATATCGAGCAGGGAGTCGGCAAACTCCCAACTACGGGGGGAGGGCCAAGCGGTGGCGTTCTTGTTGAAATCGAAGAGGAGCTGGGGACGGAAGTTGAGGAAGGAGACGATCTGCTCATTGATCCCTTTCTTGATCGCGTATTCCTTCCACGAGGAGAGATCAGACTCGACATTGAAGTGGATGAAGCGGTTGGCCACAGGAGCCGGCATCTGGGACACCGCAGCGCGATCCTCGGCACGGTTTCCGGCAGCCACGATAAACCATCCCTCGGGGACTTTGTAATCTCCGACTTGGCGATCGAGAATGAGTTGCTGGGCGATTCCCATCATCGAAGGGGACGCCATGTTAAACTCATCGACAAAGAGGATGCCTTTCCCGTCTCGCGGAAGGAATGATGGCGGAGCGAATTTTGCCATGCCCTCTTCGACGTAAGGTAGACCTCGGATATCAGTGGGGGCCAACTGGGAGATGCGAAGATCAGTGAGTTCTAGGTCATTGTCTTGGGCGATCTTCCTAACGATCGACGATTTACCTACACCCGGAGGACCCCATAGAAACACCGAGTGGGGAACAGATTTGCTGATGATCTTAGTCAGAGCGGACTGGACTTCTGAGATGGTTGCCATGGGGTCTTGCGTTGGTACCCACTCATCATACTAGAAAGGGAGGCCAAGAAGCCTCCCAGTGTTACAGTCCGTAATATGGCTACTTACCGGATCTCCACTACCTTGGGTTTCTCCTCGTCGGGTACCAGTTTCTCCAGCTCGATAGTTAGGAGTCCGTCTGAGAATCTAGCGGAACGAACCTCGACGTCTCCATCGAGCTGGAACTTAACATTGAAGTCCCTGCGGGCCATGCCCCTATGCGAGTACTCGCGGTCTTTGGAGTTCTCGTCTGCTTTGCCAGATACCAGCAGGTACCCATTCTTCAGTTTGACATCAAGGTTCTCCTTCCTGTACCCGGCGAGGGCGAACTCCATGAACGTGACGTACGGATTACCACCAATCGTTCGGTAGATATTGTACTTGGGGAAACCTATACTGGAGTTAGAAGTCCCAAAAAACATGTCCGTGAGTTGCTTCTCGAATTCCGTCGGTTCCAACCTTTTTCTTGAGTACGGCGAGACCGTGAATAAATCGATCATTGTTTTACCTTAAAAAGCGTAAATGAGTGGGCGGGACCCTCTTAGGCATCCCACCTACAGTATTTTAATCTAGGTACCGGAAAAAGTATGTAGGGGATTTGCTACTCCTGAGGTGGTAATTTCCCACTACTAACGTAGTTCCTGAATACCTCCATCATCTCGTTGGTCGGGATCCCGCAATGAAGAGCGGCCCGGGGGACATTCCAACGGGCCACGTAAAGCATCTCTATGGACTCCTTGAGTCTATCGTTCACTTCTCGGCGATGATCCCCCACCCTGTACCCATACCCTCCACCATCCATCTCTTGTTGAGATTAGCGTAGGAGTAACGTTGGAAGGCACCATTTGTGGAACCGTAGTACCCACCGTTGACAAGATCCAACTCGCCGTATGGGTCGTGGACTATGTAATGGGCTTTATCCTTGTCGTAGCCTATGACGCACACCCAGTGACCACCACCACGCGGAGCGGATACGTGGCCGTGATGGAGAATGCCAATGGGGACCGGGATACCTTTGTCGATCTGAGCCTCTATATCGCTCTGGAAGAGGTTGGTTGCTTTGCTAGCTTTTATCCCCAGGTCGCGCAGGGCCTGGATCTGGGCGTTGGGATCCGTGGTGTCCCCGTACCTGAATACGTAATTTTTCATATAGTAGTCATCCTCCTGCTCCGCTACCTCGATGGCTTTAGGGTTGAGATAGTCCGCCATCATCGCGCACGAGCTGGAGAAGCACATGCGATTGGCGTGGGTAGTACGACTATCTCGCTGAGGGAAGTACTTGACCTGAAGTACCTTGTACTCGTCTGACTTGCTATCAACTTCGCTGATACCCTGTAGTCTCCAGTGAGGATTGTATATGTACCAGGCCCCGGCACCGTAGTCAAGGATGACCTTGGAGTGGATCCCCTCGTCGACAATGTCGGAGATCTGGTAACCCTTACCTTTCTGCACCGCCTTCTTCATGTTGAAGTCAAGCTGGTAGGATTGGAGTGGTTCCTTCTTAAGTAGGGTGTCCTGCAGGGCTACTATTTGTTGTTTTTCCATAGAGTTCTTTTTCAGACCTTTGGACCACAGGGCACCTTCCGCGATCCTTCGCCTCTTGAGTCCTTCCTCAACGCTAGTCCCAGGGTTTCTGTAGAGTAGTAACGAGTCTGGGATCAGGTTCCATTCCTTGTTCCTCAGTCTTCTGGAGATGGTCTCGAACCCTTCGGAGCCGTAGAACCTCGCGCCCAAGTTATAGGCAAAACTGAGCAGGGCCCCTATCTGCTCCTGAGACATCTCTGACAGGTACGGGATCCGTTCGAGAGCGGGCATATATCCCACCTCGAGTTGGTAGAGAAGGAGCTCATCAGCCTCCTTCTGAGTTATCTCCTCGCCGGGAGAGAACGGGGACCCGTCCTTTTTAACCGTGGATCCCCAACCGATCGTGTAGGGTTTACCGCCACTCAGCGGATCAGGGTAAGCCTTCAGGCGGCAACCCTCGAACCTCTTGATAAGATCAACACCGTAGGTAGGTGGTTTCATTCTTCATCTTCTCCGTCCCCGAACACCGGGGGATAGTCACGCGCCTCGAACTTGACCCCTAGGATCTGATCTGATCCATCGATCTCCTCCACCTCGGGGTGGTTAGGTGAGGAGACCATTAACTCCCGAAGTTTCTCCGGGATCAGTTCCTGGCTTTTTTCCGGTTCGTTTACCTTCCCCCACTGGGTAAGTTGACCTTTACCACCGGAGAGTTTACTCATATTACTGAGATGGTCGAGAAGCATCTGCTTCTGCGTTATCTCCAAGAGTTTCTCCTTTTTCTCCAACTCACGCTTATCAATAAAACTGTTCAATCCGATCATCAAAGATAGTAATCCTAGACCCCAAGAAGAGAATACAAATATGTAAAGCAGTACTGCGGTCATAGAGACTCCTATGCTGATTGGTCTATGCTACTTTAAACTATGAGTCTGGATCTGTAAACCCTTCCTTGGTTTTATTTCAACGACTTAGCACCATTGCATCTCCATTTTCTCCTGGAGAGGCACATTGGAGTGCTGCGATCGGGTCCGGAGCAATCCATACCCTCCGACTTCATATCCCCTAGCGAACGTGCGCAGTAGGAATCGCCACGTTTAGTCCCAGGAGCGATCTTATAACCCTTAGCCCCGTACCGAACCTTCCTCACCCTTCCGGTTTTTGAGTCTTTATACGTATGCGTATACTTCTTACCATCATCAGCGTAGGTGATGTTATTCGCCTCGTTGGAGGTTTCTGGACGTCCAGTAGCAACTGTCCTCCAGTACTCGTACTCATCCTCGGACATCTCGAGTTCGTCGTCAAGCATATCCGACTTGTCCTGGTCGCCGCGGAGATGGGACTCCTTTGTGATGGGTGGCCCGACCACCTCGCCGAATGAGGGATGAACGGACCAACCTTCGGGTAGCGTGAAATCAGTTTCTGTAGACATTGGAACTTACCGACCAACCATCAGGAACACTGACCTCGGAGTGGTTATCGCACTCGCACTCCCCGTTATCTGAGGATTTAGGAACGCAGTTGGGAACCGACCTACCTCCTTTTCCTTTCTTCATCCCTACCATCTCGTAATCCTTCCAGCATGGATCGGAGTCCTCGGCGTTATCGGATGTCTCTTTGTCACTACCCATAGCCTCCTTGATCGCATTGTCCCGTGAGATCTTCCAATCCTCGGAATCAACATCACCATCGTTATCTTGGTCTTTACCCTCGGCCATGTCCTCGGCACCTTCATCCTCTCCGGGGTGCGAGAGGTGCTGGGAAACGGCGGTGAGGTAGTCCTGAGCCTTGGTGATTTTCGCCTGGGCCCACTCGGGTAGGTCGGTCATCTCCGAGACCATATCGTCGATTTTTTTGGCCATCTCCATGATGGAGCGAACATCACCCTGGGCCATCTGCCCCTCCTCTGGCTCCGCGGAGTCGTACTTCGACTTACCGGCTTTATCAAGGGCGATCGCGATGGCTTGCTTCTGGGGTTTACCAGATTCCATCTCTCGCTTTATATTGCCAGAGATGGTCTCCTGGCTAGATCCTTCTCTGAGGGGCATAGGACTATGGCGTATATGGTGCTTTAAACTACTGTTTTTCCTGCTCTTTCCAACCTTCCGGAGGTTGAGGTTTTGCCTTTATCACTCTAAATAAGGTGTCAGTATCATCACTATCAAGCGCTTTTTTTCTCATAGCGAGACGCTGTTTCTGATACTCTGTTAGATTTTCGTATGGGTCCATGGTTTAGTTTGCATCCTCCAGATAGATAACTTTAACCTTACCTGCTTTAAGTTCGTTAGCTCCCCACGATATTCCTTGCCAATCCGCTAAAGAATGTTCTTCGACTTTTGCAACTCGACATTGCTTACCTCTCTGCATAAGTGATTCTCGTTCAAGTTGATTAGCCGAAAGAGGCGCTATACACTTGATATTTTTTCCTGTGTAAACAGTTATAAAATTGAACTTCTCCGGATAACCACGGTAAAAAATATCCAGCACGCCGTTTCTCCCCATTTCGTCCCCTTCGTGATCATCTGTGTAGGATGCAAATCCAGTGGATTCATAAATATCCCCAGGTCTTAGATTTTTTATCGCGTCAACAGAATCAGTGTATTTTGTAGAGATTTTATTCATTCTGTAGAACGTACCAACATTTGTATGATCAGGTATTTGGTCAAGAGCTTCCCTCATCGTGTCAGCAACTTGGTTGAAAAATTTCACATCTCCTGGAGTAAAAGAGGCAGTTTTTCCTCTAATTAAAGCATTTAAATCCTCATATAGTACATCACTATACTCTCTCAAAACATATTTTCCATCTGGCGAGAGTTTCTTGAGTGCGTCCGGATCACCGCCATAGGAACCCGCGTAATTAGTATTCAATTGTCTATCTACCTCATTAACTACACCTTTGAATATTTTGTCATTAAAAAGATTTTTATCACTTGTTAAATTAAAGTCTAACTTTGAGGCAACTGGTCCCTGCGGTGTCCCTGCCTGTTGGATGGGAACTGCGGGAGTCGCACCGCCAGGTGCCTGAGCGGGACCTTGCACCAACTGATCCAAGGCGTCCTTAACTTCACCCCTTACTTTCTTATCCCAGTCGGGGTCATTGGAGTCTATACCCGAAGCCAGCGAGAAGGCGCCTTTCATCGCCTCGTCGACATCCTTCCAGTTCAGTCCTTTGTTCCCGGAGATCTTAGCGATCTCCTGCGCAGAGATGAGTAGAGCGTTAACTCTGCGTTTGAATTTCGCTTTAACATCCGAGTCTAGTTTGGATGAATCGACCGCGTTCAGTAGTTCATTGTAATTATCTGCCAATGCCTGGATTTGATTGGTCCAGAGGTCCTTGTAATCGTCGTCGGAAGCGTTCTGCCAGAACTGCTTACCCTGACTCCCTGACTTGAGAGTCCATAGCTCCATAGGTATGGCTCCGTAGTCCTTACTCCCGCCCATAGCGCGGAAGTTGAAAGTCCCACCGGAGTCGATCCTGATAAGATTACCCTTATCATCCACCATCATGTTATCGTTGGTCAGTCCGAGGAAATCCCAGTTAGCAACGAGAGCATCTGCCACGAAGGACTTCTTGATTTTATCTCCGATACCGAGGGCTTTTATCTCGTCGAACGGTAGATCGCTGATGGTCCGACCATTCTCTATGAACTTATTCACCAACCTACCATCGGCGGAGAGTTTGGACTGAACCGCGGAGGAGGGAAGGGACTTGCCCAAAATATTATAGATTGAGTTGGCTGTGCTTTCGGCCACATTCTGTCCAGGAGCGCCACCGTCCTTAACAACGTATTTCTCGTTTGTGGAATCACTCTCGTAGAGTCTTGGATTAGTGGAACCGGGTAGGGTCTTCGTTGGTTTGAATTCGTTACCACCGATCTTAAGTACATCACCGGTGAAAGTTGGCGTAGTATTTTTCGGAATATTCCAACCGTCTGCGACTTTAGGAGCTGGAGCTGGAGCTGGAGCTGGAGCTGGAGCTGGAGCTGGAGCTGGAGCGGGGGTCTGACCCCCAGATTTTTGATTCTGCCACTGTATTACTCCCTTCGCAGCATTTATTAGACCTGGTTTTTTGCTATCGGGAGTCGCGTCCCAGACGCCCTTCAACTTGTCCTTGATTTGAGGGAAAGCTTTCTCGAGTAGGTCTTTGTTATCCTCAAAGAGTTTGTCATTATCCGCGGTTCCCTGGGAAGTCGGTGCGGGTGCGGGAGCAGGGGTGGCCGCCGGAGCCGGAGCCGGAGTCTTCTTAACACTCTTAGCCTGGGCTTTCTGATCGGCCTCCGCTTTGAACTTCTTCGCCTGCTTCAGGTATGCCTGTTTCTCCTTTGGAGAGAAGGTTGACCAGTTATCGCTTATAAGCGTCGCTCCTGTCCCCCACTTAGCTTTATACCCCTCCATCGTCTCTTGGAGCATCTGCTTGTCTTCCTCTGGCGACAACTGAGGAGGAGCTTTAGGAGCTTTAATAGCACTGCTCTGTGGCTTAGGTTGCTGTGTTTTCCACCCCTCAGGTACCTGAGGAGCGTTCTTATCGGCTTCTTTCGTGCTTGGTTGGGACTGAGCGGGTGGCGGAGTTCCGGCCCCCTGTTGCTCTCCCGGTTTTGCTCCCTTGGGTTCTGCTGGTGTAGACTTTACGTTTTTTGTCTTCTTGGACTCGGAAGTTTTCTTTCCGACATTGTTCCTACGACCGGCTTTCGCGTAAGCAATCGCCGCCGCCTGAGCCGGAGTATAAACCTCCCTTGCCGGATCGAGGTAGGGCGGGTCGTAACCGCACCCGTCTTTGTTAAGAATACACCGGATGTTTTCTTGGATGATCTTGTCCGAAGATCCCTCACGTAAAGGCATTGCAACTACACTACTTAGTAGTTCTTTAAACTCTGTCTTTACGTTCTTCTTTATGTATCCAGTCCTTTAGTCCGGACACGTAATCCCGGAGAATCTGGGCCTGCTCCAGGTGCCATCTGTCCCCGGTCTCGAAGTGGAGCCGGGTGTGATTATCTATGGCCTTGAGAATGCTATGTATAGGAGCGTTCCAACACTCCCTTACAGGGGTGTTCCACTCTCGGGGCATCTCATGGCTCCTTGGAGTGCCAACCCTCGGGGACTTTTATCTGGACCTTTTGCTCCTTACTCTGAAAGAGATCCGGGCCTTCGGTCATATCCTCCTCATCTTTTTTCTTCACGGAGATCATACCTTCTCCGCCCGCTCTTGCCTGATCCAGATTCATCATAGTCCTAACATCTCGTCCAGTACTTTGTCATCGATGACTTTGCCGGTGTTGATCTCGGAAAGAGCGTCACGTTTCTCCTCCGCGTGGCAGACCTTAGTGATTTCCTGGAGGAGATTCAAGACGTTAGCCCTCTCCCACTCTGGGATTGATCCCTCGGCACTTAGTTCTTTAAACTTATCAAGTATCTCCACAAGGATTATGTGGGAGAGTTCGCGGATAGCAATCCAGTTATCCCTGACCTCGTCCTCTTCGACATCCTCCTGGAGCTGGTGGGATTGCTTGACGAGGGAAATGAGAGTTTTGCCTACATGAGCTATGGATTTTGGCCCGATCTTCTCAAGATCGATAGATTGGATCTGATCGATAATCATCTGCTGAGCGTCGGCGCCGAACTCAGCGAAGTTTTTATGTATGCGGCTCATGAGTTAAATGAGTACTTAATCAGAGATGGTTGGCTTCCCTCGACGGAGTAGAACACGGTAATCTGTGCTCCTCCGTCCTCGGATAAGGATACTTTAACCTCTAATTCCACACCCGAGGGGACAACGGAACCTATCTGGGCCTTGATTGTCTGGGCTAACGTGTACTCATCGATACTCTCAAAGAGCAGCTCTGGAATACCAAGGAAAGGTCTGTAGACCCTCTCGCCGATCCTTGTCTGAAGTACCTCCATGATCTGCTCACCTACTCGATCGTAATTAGAGGAGAGCTTCAACCCGCCATTCCCGTCCAACTCGAGGGGGTACTTGAGTCCACTAAGGACCACATCTGTCAGTGGCGGACTGGATTGCTCCGAGAAGATCAGTCCAGGGTTCCTCCTCTCGAGTTGGGTACTCTCATACCTGTCAGAGTTCACCCTGTCTCTGATGGCGAGCTGGTTCTTTATATTCTGAAGATCGGAAGTGTCGATTCTCTGTGTTATAGCCGGTAAGTCTATCATATCACTGTGGCTCCTCTGGTTACAATGTTGCCATTAGCCTGTCTCATACCATCATCCAGGATCTTGATCACTGCGGGTTGGATAGCGGCAGCGATGTCGTTACCCGCCAGACCCGTAGCATTAATCGTTATGTTATAGGTGATCCCGCCACCTAACCCGCCAGCGCCCGCCGAAGTCCTTCCAGACGTTAGTTCTCTGTTTGAGAGTATGGAACCTGACGAGGCAGGAGTAAAGATCTCCGGTCCTCTTTCCCCGACCAGCAGTGGCACCCCCCTTGTGGCCGGACCCCCCACTGCCCTCCTGTTCATCCCGAGAGCATTAGCGATGAAGTCCAGAGTGCTGCCCCACCACCCCCCTCCGTTCCCGCCACTCGAGCGGAGTCCGGTGTTCTCAGCAATCATCCTGGCCACTCCTCTGCCGGGGAAGATAACATCCAGGATGACATTTCCCCAGTCGATGTTGGAGGTGAAGTTCTTTATGCTATTGAAAGCGCCCATGATGCCATCGACGAATCCCCTTCTCAGGCCTTCGATCCACGTCATAGCATCACTGCCGAATTTGCTTACGGCCTTACCTATGGCATCCCTCACACCCTTATCGAAGAGGGCCGCACCGCCCCCTATCACTCCGCCTATCACTGCTCCCCACGGACCGAACATGGCCCCCATGGAGGCCCCGTTGATAGCCCCCATACCGACCCTACCGAAGGCCTCCCCGGCACCGACCATCGGCTCACCGGTGAGAGGGTCGATCTCTGCGGCCTGGGCGGATCCACCACCGAGAAGAGCCGCGGCACCCAACCCAATACCTCCGGCTATCAGAGCACCTCTACCAAATCCACCGAACCTCCTTCCGAGTAGGGCTCTGGTGCCACCAGAACCGTACCTTCGGTTGAATCTAGCCGCGGTCTGCTCTGGGACGTCGGGGAGTATTCCGGACGTTAGAACATCATTCGGACGCGTGCCAAGTAATCTTCTACCGAAACGCGTAAATGGGTTCCTATTCCCCATCATCTGCCTACGTTCTATCTCGCGCCTTCTTCCTTCGAGTATTGCTGCTCTATTCACATTACTACCCATGTACGGGGCGAACGTGTACTTTCCGTTCACCATCCGCCACGATCCGGGGGCAGCCGCTGGAAGTGGACCTATGGGTGATCCGTACTGCGGACCGTACCTGGCGATCTCCATCGGGCCCTCCAGAGGGAACCTACCGTGGCCGGATAGTGCTTGAAGTCTCAGCGCTTCTCTCGCACCGTAGTTTATCTGGGACCTTCTGAACTCCCTATTAAATCGCTCCCGCTCATTGAAGTCCTGGATGTTGGCGAACATGGGATCGAGCGAGTCCTCCGAACGGATCGACGAGAGAAGGTCATCTAGCCCTGGAGGGACGTCGGGTCCGGCTCCACCGCCGCCACCACCACCGCCTCCGCGGCCGCCTCGGCCGCCCCGGCCTCGTCTCCCACCACCCAGCCCTCCTCTACCGAACACGAAGTCCGTCGCCAATCCACCTATACCACCCGCGCTCCTGTACCTCCTGGTACCCGCTCCGACGAGCCTGGTAAGTCCTAAAGCCCCTCCGCCAATCGCGAGAAGTGAACCTATCTGTGGAATCATACCCCCCTCGCCGGAGAGCACTCTACCGAGTAGACCCACTAGAGTCGGTACTAGAGTCTTACTCAGTTCCAAAGCTACTGTCCCCGCTTTGGCTATCAAGGCATTACCTACCTCCCTGAAGAAGGTAAGCACTGTCTTCCCAGCCTCGTCGACTATGGTCGCGACGATGGATGCTCCACTCTCCGCCTCGTCGGTAATATCCTCACCACGTATAAACGCTCCAACCTTCCTCAAGAACCCCCGGACATTCTCACCTATCTCCTTGATAAAGGATCGGATACTTTCCTTGGAGATATCGGGGAACTTCGGAGGGTTCTTGGCGATATCATCGAGTCTTTTAAAGAAACCGATTATACCCGAGAAGGCGGACTTAACGATCTCGGTGATACGCTGGACGGTAGGATTGCTCAGTACGTCATCGATGAGACTTTTCAGTCCGTTGATGAAATTCGTGATGAATCTGATCCCGCGTCCCAAGAAACGAAGCAGGGCGGTATCGTCCTTGATACCAAACGCCTTGCCCAACTCGCTACTCAGTGTCTTTATGAAGCCCTCCGGGCCGAAGATGCTCTCGAAGAGTTTAGTGGTCTCCTTGAAGATATTTGTTGGGGCCTCACCGGCTCGGATGGTGAAGTCCCTCATTGAGCCCAGTAGTCCGGCTTTAGGGTTGAAGAGGGAGGCCGAGAACTGCTCGAGTACGGCCTTGAATCCCCCGGTCTCCTTCGCGAGCTTTTCTATGTCGATGTTCGCGAGAGCCGCTCTGAGTATCCGAGTACGCTCGTCGATGGACATCGTCTCCGTACCTAGACCCCCACCGACCCTGGAGAGTTGGGCCCCGAGCATTTTGGAGAGGGCGTCCCCGGATTCTTGGAGCTGTATGCCACTGGTCTGCCCGGTCAAGAACTTACCGAGGATGTCAGCGGCATTGCCCCCCAGTCCGGCCCTGCGCGCTGCTGTCTGTAGATTCTGGATATCGGTAAGCACGCCGAGTCTGGCACCTTGGGACAGGTTCCTGGAGAGATACGGCGATACCCCCAGGGTCTTCTGGATGTCGCTTATCGTGGAACCAGTCTTCACAGCCACCTGACTGAGGGCCGAGGAGAAGTCCTCGACGATCCTGCTTGAGGCGGTCTTGCTGAACCCCGCGTAGATGTTGGTCAGGATCAACGCCTGGTTCTCGGCCGCCTTTATCGCCTGAGCGGACGCGAGTCCCTGCTCGCCCATGCTTCTCTGGAACTCCCTGTTGATCTGGGAGAGCGCATTACGGACCACATCGAGTTTTAGACCCGACACGAGGAACTTGTTGTCGAGCTGGGAGGAGAAGGCCTTGAACTCGCTGAGGGCCTTCTGCGTATTTGCTCTTATGTCTAGGATTACGGATGTAGTCGCCATGGGTTATTACAGTGGAGTCCAGACACCGCCGGAGCATACCACCCCGCGATTGTTATTCACGAAGGGGCACTGGCCTGCTGTCCCGAACCTCTCCCCAGGAGTACTACACTTACCGGAGTACTTGGCGCATAGTTTCTGCTGAGCAGGAGTTCCGTTGGTTCTCTCGTAGGTTCGTCTAGTTGTCCTCTGGCCCTCGCACTTCTTACTTGTTCTCACCCACTGATCGAGTGCTTTCTTGGTAGTCTCGGTGCAAGCTCTCATGAACTGATATGCTCTAGTCTCAGGTTTCTCAGCACGGTTTATATCTCCGGGGACAAAGAGATCCTTTGACTTTAGAATATCCTCAATAGTTTTCCTGTACGCGGACTTCTTGCACCCGGACTGAAGTTTATTATCCACGTAGGTTGATAACTCGACTGAAGAACTATATAGGTTACCTTTGATACTGTAGAATTGCGACTTTAGATCATTTATATCCCAGTGCGGGATAAACAGTGGGTTGTCCAGCTTTACGTAGAGTTGTTGAAGTTGCTTACTCTGCTTCAGTCCGAAGTCGCATAACTTCGCATCCCCGGACTTCTGACCTGCTGGCTCAGACGATTTCTGGTCGGGATTATCCCCCTCACCCGGATCAGACGAAGAAGGACCAGCAGGGGTGCTCGCACTGGTAGCTCCTTGGGATTGCTCCGTGGCATCGTAGACCATTGGGATCCTTCCCGGTCTTGCCACGTCAACGTACCCATCGTTGATCGTCCACTCCGGTACCTGCTCGAGTGTGAAGGATAACTCGGCGTTCACGACCTCCCCCTCGTCCCACATTTTCTCCTTGATCGATATCTCCTTGATCACGCACGGGCCGAAAACCCTCTTACCCCACACGAACTCCAGCACCGGTGGACCGTCCTGTCCCTCGCCATCCCTAGCCATGAAAAGCTCGAAGATCCCCTGCTCTAACTCCTCTACCTTACGCCCGAAAACGTACCCGTTGAGAAGTACCGAATTGAACTTGAGTTGGGCGTTCTTGTTGTGACTCCAGTTCAACGGTTGGCCTGAGTTCGCCTTGTCACTTACCCCCCACGTCTCCGCGGTCTTGAACTCCGGTCCGGCGTTTACCTCAAGTTCGGACGGGTTGAAGAGGAACTGCCACATTCCCTCGGTGAGGGTCCCGCTCTTGGCCGGAGTGAAATTACTTTTCGAGTCTGTCCTCTTACTCTGAGCTGGATTTACAAATCCATTCGGATTAGCCGGTTTCAACTTACCGACGCCGGACGTCCTGTAGTTTGTCCCAAGAGCCGACTGCCCGTTCTTCTTCTGCGACGAGTCGGCCACAGTACCTGGTAGTGTAGTTGTGGTTGGTTTTGTGCTTGGGGATTGCGTGGCAAGTGCTACCTGCCTGATCTCCTGCTGAGCCTGATCGACCGATAGTTTCTCATTGTATCTAGCTATCCTGGTCTCCATGAATCCACTCTCTATCTCCCCGTCGTCGTTGATAACCACGTTATCCGGATCGATATTCGTCTGGACTATTCTCCCTTGGGCCGTATCTATAACCTCTGTGCTGATCCGGGTGGTCGTTCCATCCTCTCCCGTAACTACCGCCGCGGTGAAGTCGCTGGTGTACTGGATGAGTTGAGCACCCTCGCGCTCTATACCGTACCTCTCATTTATCACTCTGTTCAGTTCGGACTGAGGATCGGTACCCGGATCGAGTTGGGTGGCATCTATCGCTTGAGTGGTGGTCTCCGCCGTGGACTTACTCCCGGCTCTCTTCCATCTCCTGATGTACGCTACGGAGTTGCGAAGTGACCCGTCACCGAGCGGACCTTTCATGGAGAACTCCATGGAGTCCAGCACCGAGACAACATCGAGATTGGCTCCGAACAGACTACGGTGAGAGGAGAGCGCGGGTTTCTCTCCTCCAGTGGGAGGTTGCTGCTGAGCACTATCCACCTTAGCCTTCGTTTTGGCTCTTGAGATATTCTGCTGTATGAGATCCTCGCGGCCAGGCATCGGAAAGTGGACTATATCTCTATAGTTTCTTTAAACCCGAATAGTTTATTGGTACTTCCAAATGTAAGGGCGGGTGGAGGGAGGCGTTGGTGGTGATGAGGCGGTTGTATTAGGTGAGGATCCTTGGCCGGTTGACAGTGCTGAAGTTCCTTGAAGTCCAGATCCGTCAATATTTGAGTCTACTCCAAACTCACTCTGCGGCACGTCATTAAACTCTGATCCCCAACTATCTAGTTTATCTCCAGTATCACTACCTGTCATATCATTAACTGGTCTCCAAGCGTTTCCTCCAGAATCCCATAGTGGCTCGTCACGTAATGGAGCGTTCGCGTCTGTCTCATCTGATTCCCAAAGAGCCTCGGTTCTTAGTGGTGCGCCTCCTTCTCCAGAATCCCACAGTGGTTCTGGTCTTAATGGTGGATTATAACTACTCTCACCTGAGTCCCATAGCGGTTCATAACCTCCAACTGCCTGAGTAGGAACCGGATCGATCCCCCAAAGTTGACCATTTGTCAAATTTGTCCTGACTGGTTCCACACTTTCTTGGAGTTCAGAGCCAAAGGAAATAGTTTGCACAGTTGCTTCTGGACTCCAGGCATCTAATTTAGGATCATTATACGCCATATTACTGCTCTATATGGATAACTTTAATCTATACAGGCTCGTCAGCGTGATCAGAACTCCATTGGATAGCACTCATTACCACATTGCCGGCATCCCAGTCCCAGTCGGAGAAGTGTGGATTCTTCTCGATACTCTCCATCATCCACTGGTACACCGCGCTCCCCACGACCTCCGGCATCCTCGCCAGCCTTGAGGTATTCCTCCACACGCACTCGTACCTCGATCCCTTCTTCCCGTCGAATGTCTCCACGTCCTTAAGAATACCCAGGACTTTCTTCTTGACGTAGGATCGTTTGGAAGCGGTGAGTTCACCGAGGATCTTACGTTGAAGCTTGGAATCGCCCCATTCCGATCCTTCTGGCTTTACAACGTTCCTCTCTGATTTGGTCAGGTATTGTTCCGCGTTGATCGCCTTAGCGATCTTCTCCAGATCATCAACCGAGGCGCAGTACTCAGCCTCAACAGAAATAACGCTATTTGCAAGTGAGCCAAAATATAACCTAGCGACATCAACACATTGCTTATCGCCATCGAAGGCGTAGGCAAGTCCGGTCGAGAGTCTTTTCGCCTGATCAAAGTCAACGACCTCCCGGTCAGCGAAGATAATCCCGCGGTGTTTCGGATGTTCCGGGGAGGAACTGAAACTGTGGTGGATTATAGAGAACTTTAGACCTAACTCCGCGGCTCGGAGTTGGATCTCCTCCGTCGACTCTCCGTTGTCGAAGTCGATAGCGAACACCTGACACGACTTGAAGAGTCCCTCGACGCGACGGGGACGTTTCCAGTTGGGACAGACGTTGAAGACGAACGGACTCCAGGTCTGACCACGGGAGATGAAGCGAGCGAGGGACTTCGGAGTTACCTCCTCGATAGAGGAACCGAGACGGGCGCCGATGACCCGGACCTCGGTCTTGGGGTTGCCGAACTTATCCACCTCGGAACGGTACTGAAGCTTCGAGGAGGGTTTGTGGTCCCACTGCTCGGAGTCGATGGATACACTGGCGGAGATTTTAGTCATGAGATTATTCTACCAAAGGATGAGTACAGGATCTAGCCATTTCACATGTTGTCACAAACCCCCTATCACACTTTTTGGGGATCGTAGGTTGGATCATAAATCCACTCCACGTTAGCTTTTGTCCTATCGGAGTAGATCGGTTCCAGTTCCTCGTCGGTCATCTGCTCGATAATCTTTTTAGCCAGTTCGTAAATCTTATTCTTCTCCCCTTTCACCATCTCCCACGTGCGGACGATATGCGTCATCTTCTTGCCCATCGAGAATCCGTCGCGGAGTCGAAGAACATCGAATACGTTCTCAGTAGTGAGAGCTACATCCTTGTCGTTCTTGTACGTGTTGAAGATCTCGTAGGCTTTATCAATGGAGGTAATGAGGAGTTTCCGTTGAGCCCAGTACGGGTGCCACTGGCTCCTATGGCGATCATTCCAGTCCTCCTTGAGCAGGTTGCGGAACTTATCGGCCCTCTTATCGATCATCAGGAACCTGGTTGCTTCGAGGATCTCCGCCAATGACCCCAAAGTAAGTTCTGGGAGCCAGTTCCCCTCGCCCTTGCGCTGGCGGATCGCGTATGCCAGAAAACCGAAGCGGATGAAGCACTCCAGTGAGTTCTTGTGGATCTGGATCCGCATGTACGGTAACAGAGACTCGGAGTAGAAGTGGACATCCTCGGAATTCCCGCACTTCTCCAAAAAGAAGTCGGTGCAGTCACGGAGAACTCGTAAGTAGAGAGACATGGGGTCCGTGTCGTACTTCTCACAGAGCCACCTGATATGGGAACCGGGGTGGATGTCATGACCCTCCTCACCACTCATCTCCTCGATCTCGAAGAGTCGGTAGGTGGAGATGGGGGCGAGGCGACTGATGGCTCCCGAGTCGAGAGAGTAAGTGATCTCTGGTTTCCACTCGTTACAGTTGGCAAGAATGACTGTATTAGCGACAACTTCCACGGCATCTACACCTTTATTCTCAATTTTTTCTGTTCCTCCAGTGACTACCGATTTGAAACTGTGAGCCTTGAGCATCTTCTCAAGACTCTCTAGTGTGAGATCGTCATTGTACGCCAGATGGGACGTGATCACCGATCCCTGGTTGAAACGAGATCCAAAATCCCCCATCGCGGAGACATCGTATCCAACGTACTTCATAGCGTTAAGAATACCGTTTAGGGTGATTGTCTTACCTACTCCAGGTTCACCAATTACCACACCGGCCTTCCTGAACCCGTGCTCGAGGATCTCTCCGGTCCCCGGGTGAATGGAACCGCTCCGACCCACACAGGCCCGACCGATGATCAGTTTGACCATCTGGGCCTCGTGGTAGGGAAAGATCTTCACGATATCCTCGAAGGTGAGTTCCTGGAGTTCCTCGGTAAACCAGTCCTTCTCTGGGACGTAGGCGTAGGTCTCCTCGATGGCCTTCTTGTTACCTTTATTTTTATTTGGTGAGTGAGCGATGCCAAGTTTGTACTGCCCCCCGCCCATCTTCTTGTGGCGCAGGGCCTTGAGGTTCTCCAGACCGAGAACATGGTCAGTGATCTCGCTACTTCTCCCGCTGCGGTAGACGAAGAGAGGAACGGCGAACTCCTGTTCCTCCGCGCCGATCTCCTCTACGCAAGTCTCGTCGAGGATCAGATCCTGCGCAGCCTCAAGGCGATATTCAGAAGCCGGGACCAGAAACTGGAACCACTTGGGATACCGGATACTCTTCGGTGCCATAGGATCCATAGAAGGATCATGCTCTTCGTAGAGAGAGTGGAAGCTTTGGAGTTTTGCATTGTAGTCAAAGCGAAGATGATAACCCTTATTCTCGAGCCAGGCTAGAATCGACTTGTACATTTTCGAGGGACCCTTCACCCCCAGAGTCTCCTTAGCGGAGGAGTGTCCTTGTTTCTTTGATTCTGCTGCCATAAAGAGAAAAGTCCCAGGTTATCTGGGACCATTATAGGATAGAAGCGGTCAGTCGTCGAGGACTGATACGAGAGATTTAAGATCCTTCACGATCGAGTCCTTAAGCTCCTTTAGTCTTTTGATGGTTATTCTTAGGTCCTTGACGCATTTTTTATCGTCTTTCTCCTTGCACTTCGAGACCTGTTCGGTTTGCTCTTTGATCTGGAGTTTCAGATCCTCCTGCTCTACGACTAACTTCTTGCATTTATCGAACATCTCGAGTTCCTCCGCGACGCTGAGGCAGAGGGTCTTATTCTTCCCGCGCAGTTCCGGGTTGGAGTTCTCCAGTCTGACTTTCCTCGCTTTGGAGAGGAAGAACTGCTTCTCGTCGTGGTGGGTCTCTCCGATCTCTGGCATGAAGAGTCCCTTTGACCGGAGGAAGTTTCTCGCGGAGAGTAGGTGGTCTTCTCGATCGGACACTAGATCCGAGTTGAGAACCTTAGAGAGCGTCTTCGTATCCTCCTTGGTGAATCTCCACTCTGTATCCTCGTTGTACAGGTCGAAGAACCTCAGCGGGGTCCCTGGGAGCAGGTTGTCCCCGGCGTCTCCTAAGTTCTCCTTGACTATGTAGCAACCGTACGCTGACTCGATGACGAACTTGTCCTTTCTGAGGTAGTAGTCGCAGACCTCACGTTCCGACCGGAGTCTAGGTAGCCACGGACCGGTATTGGCCCACACGATGCCATGTGAGTCGGACACCAGCCCCTGCCAGTCCCCGTCTACCGTGGAGAGGATGATCTGCCGCTGAGACAGTGGAGTACCCTTCCGGGCCTTACGCTTAAGCCTGCAGATATGCCCGGCTATATCATCCGCCTCGAAGAACTCTTTGGCGAAGTAGGGGAACGAGGAGCCCTTGGATAAGATGTACTCGTACCCCGCGGCCTCGGTGAGATCGAAGTGCGGGGTCTTCTCCCCTCGGCCGCCTTTGTACTCCGCCAGGTCAAGTTTGTGAGCCTCGATATGCCTCCAATATCCCACCCCAGTTGTCGAGGCTTCGGAGAACTCCGGATCGAATCGTCCCTTAAGGTCATCTACCACCACTCCGACGAACGGGAAAGGCCGGAGCATATCCGGCCCGCGATTGAGCTTATAGGCCCACATCGCCTTCATGATGGTTCTCAGTTCTTTCTCGTCTTTTGCAACTTCGGAGGCCAGTTGGGCGTACTTGTTGATCGCGTGGGCGTACACCTTGAAGTCGATAACAACAACCGGGCAGTACGGATCGGTAATCGGCTCGAATACGTCCTCGAGTAGGGTGGAGGTGTGGTCGTATGAGGGAAGCGATATCAATTCGCCACCTCCATGCGGACGGAGGGATGGGACTCGTAATTGATGATCTCGAAGTCGGTCTCTGGATCTAGGTCGAAGATGTTCTTCTCGTTGTTGATCCAGACATCACAAGCGGACATGGGTACGTTCTTGATGATGGACTCGATCGCCATCTCGTTCTGGGAGTAGATGTGGTTGTTGGCCGAGGCGAACATCACGAACCGAGGTACGAGATTAGCGTCTTGGGCCATCTTGGTAGTAAGAAGGCCATAGCGGAACATATCCAGAGGTACTCCGGTGGCCATGTCATTACTCCGCGCGTTGACCATCAGATCAAGATAAGTCCCATCGCTAGAAAACACGAGGTTAGGATGACAAGGAGGGCAGTGAAGAGAATCGTAAGAAGGATTGAAAGTCTGAAGCACCAACTGGCGATTGGTCGGGTTGGTTCGGAGTTGCTCCCAGATCCACTTGAGTTGGTCGAATGGCGCATTACGAAACTTCTCCCACTGCATACTCTGCTCTGGACAGGCCTGGGGCCAGGATCGCCAGGAACGCCCGTAGGATCCCGCGAGACGGCCCTCGGTATCCGCCAGAAAGTCCCAGAAGTGCTTAGCGGGACCGAGATTCGTGACTCGGTAGTCCCCGTTGACATCCCACATGAACTCTCGGAAGAGGTTACGCACGGGCATCTTGCGGAGAGTGAGAGCGGGAAATCCCTCCCGAAGGTCGATCTTGATGGTCTGGCCGAACATCTGCTTATAGCGGAGATTATTCCGACCGACAACCTCGGTTCCCTCGGTCAGGATCTCCTTGGCGATCTTGATGTACTGGTAGTCAAATGGCAGAGTCATGGTCTCCCTTGATGAATGATTTGATTGTCATTCTATCATGGGTAGGAACCGATCACTGAATGTCGAAATATTTTTTAACTAGTAGTTTTTGGAGCTTCACGAACTTGCGGAGGGGGTAGTCGTACTCCATCGCCCACTGGAGGAGGGAACGGCTTCCCATCTCCACGAGGTCCATGTCCGGATCTTCCGCTATAACATTCTCCTTCGCTACGAAGAATTTTTCACCGTCGCGAGCCACGACGAGCCATGGGATCTGCTTGTCAAAGCGGATCGGTTTTGAGATTCTTTCGATCATTATGTATTTAAGTCGGTGTTTGGTTGCTAAGAACCACGTCTACGCTTCTCTAGCTTTATTCACGTCCTTAGCGGTTTTTGCTGCGTTTAGTCTCTGAATCTGTCGAGGATCTACGCCCCCAAGGTCCTGTTTCCATCTCTTCCCGGAGGAGTTCGCAGCGTTCAGGCCCGGGGATCCTTTCGGAAGGCAGGTGTTACCGGATTTTGTAGAACCCGGAGGGCATTTTAGCATTACTTTGCCTTTGTAGAAGATACGATCGGCGTAGTCGTACGTTCCATCCTGGCGTTTCTTTCTCAGGATTTCCATGTAGTCCTGCGCCGAGAGTTTCCTTTCCATCGTTAAGTTTATCCTCCAAGATCTTTAAACCAGAGATTTTCGGTCTAAAGAACTTCAGACTACATCATCATACCATATGACTAAGTACACTCACGGGCACATCATCCCCTTGGTAGGGGGGAGCGTGGTGGGAACCTCCCTCGCTCTCCGCTCCGATCCCCAGTGGATCGCGTCCTGGGGAAGTGTATTCGGAGCGAATGACCGGTACTGCCTGCAGTACATGGAGAAAGTACCGTTTTACGATTTTGAGAAGGAACAGTCTCCATCCTCCTACGTAGATATAGTAACCTCCTTACCACCCTGTGCCGGCCTGTCGATGGCAAATACCACTTCTGGGGACGCAGTCAATAATCCGCGTGGGTGCTCCGCCCCGAGTAACATACATATGTACAACGCGGCGGAGTTCGCTATGTCGAAGATAGGACCCAGGGCCATGATGGTCGAGAACGCCCCGACTCTCTACTCGAAGATGGGAGAGGAGTTCGCGGAGAAGATCAACACTCTGGCCCAGAGTCACGGGTACGTCATGAGTCTGGTAAAAACAACCTCCATCAACCATGGGGTCCCGCAGGAGAGGACGAGGAGCTTCTTCTTCCTGTGGAAGGGTGACAGGGTGCCGGTTCTCTCCCCGATCAAGAGGGACTTCGTTCCCTTCCACCAGTTCCTGAAGGAAGGTCGATTCGCTAAGTCGGAGTCGGTCTCTAAATCCAAGAAGTTCCCGAGCGAGGATCCGCTGTGGCAGTTCATCGAGTCGAAGTACGCTGGCTGCACCAAGCAGGATGTCCTCTCCCGGGTAGCTTCCAAACGTATGACATCCACCTGGAACGTTATATACGACTCCGGATGGCTGGAGGAGGCCGCGAGAGTTGTCAAGGACGAGAAGGCGAACCGTTGGCTCAATTACACCCTGGAGAAGAAGAGAGCTGGTAAGAATATCATGGACGGGAGCATGAAACTCGCGTGGTTTAGGACCCAGAGCCTGATGTGGAAGAGTCTCCCGTACCTTATGCACCCCCACGAGGACAGGTGGCTCACGGTAGCGGAGGGTCTGGGACTGATGGGATTCCCCGATGACTACGCGGCCAAGGTCTCCATACCCACGAAGCATAGTAACGTGATCTGCCAGAACGTTCCAGCCTGCACCGCTGGGGATTGGGTGGGGGAGATCGTTGAGGCTCTGGATGGAAATAGGGAATGGATCGAGCCGGAGAGGAATCCCGATGGTAGTTACAGAATCCTGAGGCAGAACAATACTGCCTCTAAGAATCCGATGGAACCACTCTGGTCAGTGTAGAGAGTAGTTATACTGCTGCCACTCCGGGTCGTTTGTCTGGGAGATAGTGAAGGTGATCTTACTGATCGGAGCGGCGGGTTTTCTTAGTAGTCTCATTCCGGTATGCTCCAAGAGTTTGTCGCTCTTAAGGGTGTTGCACCTGCTACAGGCTACCACTAAATTCTGCCAGGTGTCCTGCCCTCCTTTGCTTTTGGGCAGGACGTGGTCTATAGTCAGTTTTCTGGTGGCTCCGCAGTACTGGCATTTATGCCCGTCTCTTTTGTAGATCATTGATCTGGATGGTTTGGCTTCCATCATCTTAGAGACGGGTATCCGTACGTACTCGACGAGACGTATGACCCTCTCGGAGATTATCTTGGCCTTCTCCTTGACGAGGAGAACTATAGCTCTCTTCCAGCTCGTGATGTTTATTGGTTCGTAGGTAGCGTTTAAAACTAGAACCGACGACTCCGGCCTAATCCCCCATCGAGTTTCCTGTGCCATCGCAATACTCGCACTCCTGTACTTCGTTAGGTTCGGCGTAGCCCTCGGGAGAGGTGTGAGTGATGATCTTGAAACCCCTCCCGTCGCAGTAGGCACATCTGTTGTACTCTATCTGCTCTATCAGTCTCTGGACTTTTTTCTTTGTCATGTGGTCAGGGAGAATTTCGCGGAATCGCACTCTCCACGCAGTTCCTTCGAGGGATCGGACGGTGCTGACTCCGTACCATTGGTGATGTGGTCCTTACGTTTCGAGTTGTAGTTGAGTTTTTTGGCGGCGATCTCGGCGAATTCCTTTCCACTAACTCCGGCGTACGCTAGAGCGGCCCTGTGGAACAGGAGCACGTCGAACATCTCAGCGATAAACTCCTCCCGGTTCTCTCCGGAATCCAGGAACGAGGGCTCGTTGATCTTCCAACTACGCCGGGGAACGTACACGCGGGCCTCGATAACCTCCTCGATGAGATGTCCGAGGTGCTCGATGACCTTGGCGTGGCGTGTGTCCCTGGAGATATCCTCGTCGAGAGGGCCGGGTTGTCCGGCCGCCCCGGCGTACTTCTGCTGGGAGGCGTACCCGTCGTCGATAAACTGCGCGTAATCAAAACTCATTGGTTCGGTGTAAGTAGATGAGATCTAATTCTATCACGGAGAAGGACTTACATCAACCCTCGCAGGCTGCGCACTCCCCGTACTGTTTCTCCGGGGTGCCGATCCTCTCCGCCAGCTCAGTGTACCCGCCGATGTGGTGTCCGTTGATCCAGATCTGGGGCACTGTGCGGTAGGGAAACTCCTGGTCGGGTACGTTGACCCTGTCGATCTCCTCGATCGTGTAACCTTTAGACCTCAGTAGTGATTTTGCCATGGTGCAGTACGGGCACGTCTCCTTGGTGATGATTTTAGCTACCCTCGAAATTGTCTCCAGTTTCTTACGTTTCACTAGGAGCGAACTGCTCTTAAGATAGTAAAGTGACTTTAATCCTCCCTTCCATGCACTCAGGTGGAGTCTGAAGAGGTACTCGGGAGAGGATTCGGGATCGACGAAGAGGTTGATGGATTGTCCTTGGCAGACGAATGGTTGACGATCGGAGGCCTGTTTGATTATCTCGAACTGATCGATCTCCCTCGCCGTCTTGAATACTTCCTTGGCGTGTTCGTCTAGGAAGTCGAGATGCTGTACCGATCCTCGGAACTCCAAGATCGACTCCCAGGTCTCCTCGGTATTGCGCCCGATCCGCTCGAGATGCTCAACCAGGTACTTATTCTTGCGTACGAAGGTACCCTTGGCCTGTTTGGCGACGTAGTAGTTAGCATCGATGGGTTCGATACCCTCACTTCCAGCACCGCAGATGACCGAGTTGGATTTGGTGGGGGCGATCGCCATCAGGTGCGTGTGGCGGAGACCGGTACCCTGGCACCACTCCGGCTCCCCGTAGGTAGTGGCCATGTCGCGAGAAGCCTTAGTGGCCTTCTCCTTGATAAACCTGTGCATCTCTACGTTAAGTTGGCGGGCCTCCTCAGAAGCGAATGGTAGGTTTTTGGACTGATAGAGAGCGTGAAGACCCATGGTCCCGAGACCCAATGCCCTGGACTTGCGAGCGAAGCGAACAGCTCTACCAAGCGAGGTGAGTCGTTCGGCCTTGTGGCAGAACTCCTCCACCACAGCATCGAGTAAATAGATCGCCAACTCTGGCACGGTCTTGCCAGTCGCTGGACCCTTCCAGTCCTTCCACTCCTCCCACCGTGAGAGGTTCAATGAGGAGAGTACGCAGACAAAAGTATGACTCTCGTCGGTGTGAAGAAAGATCTCGGAACAGAGATTGCTGAGTTTAACACTGAGACCACGCTGAGTGTAGCACTCCGGATTGGCCTTATTGGCATTGTCGATGAAGATGATGTACGGTGACCCACTGATCATCCGAGCCTTGAGCACCTCACCAAAGACCTTCTGCTTCTCCCTGTCGCCCCTGAGCATACTCTCCACCCACTCGTCGGTGACAGTCACAGCGATGTTACTGTCGATGAAGTCCCTCGGATCGCCCTGGGAGTGGTCCTTAGAACGTAGGACTTCGGGTAGATCGGGGTGGTCGATGGGAAGATAGAGAGCGAAACTTCCGCGCCTCACGCCTCCCTGGGAGACTACGGAGGCACACTGGTCGTACTGCCTCATCCAGGGTACGACCCCGGTGCTCTTACCACCGGAGGAGATAGGGGCTCCTGAGGGACGGATATCCCCGAAGTACGTACCGACTCCACCGCCATGCTGGGACAACGCCGCGGACTCCTTCAAGTGCGAGTAGATCGATGGCACGGAGTCGTAGAGATGGTTGGAGTAGCATGAGATCGGAAGTCCGCGTGAGGTGCCGAAATTACTAGCCACCGGAGTAGCCGGCCCGAGAAACCCCCGCCAGAGAATCTCGAATACGTCCCGTGAGAGTTCAGGGTAGTTAAGTAATTTTGCGGACTGATTCGCGATCCTCTCGTACATCCCTCTTGGGGTCTCCCCCTGATAAAGGTATCCACGAGACAACGTGTCGATGGCCTCCTTAGTCATCCATTCAGGTACTTGAAGTTCTGGCATCTGGTAAGAGTTGGTAGGTTAATTCTATCATTGGGTATTGCAAAGTCACCCTGTGAGTAACATAGTATTACTCCAAGGTAGGTTGGTATGGTCTGACTAAGCGTTAGTTACTGTTATCGATCAAGCCATCATCCCAAGCCTGTTGCACGTTCTGAGATTTAGTTCCCCACTTCAGATTTGAGATAGCGTTGTTAGTCCCATCATTGTCTTTGTGAAGAATGACAATATTCTCTCCTTTGGGTTTAGGCGGACCGAACAACTCCATCACCATTTGATGAAGTGGTGGTTCTTCACGGTTACCACTCCACGTTAGATTCACTCTCTGATGCTTACGTCCATCATCGCGAGGTTTACGGAGTTCAGAGTCACCTTTTCTTCTCACTTTGCCGGTATTACTCACTTCGTATGGAGAGTTGTGCCACTGTTTCCATACTTCTCTAGAGTCAGAGAAGTTCCTACCTCCCTGTTCTCTACCTCTCACTCTCCATCCGTCCGGAGTCCGAAAATTATTCATGCCATCTCTCCACGAAATCGTCGAAACCCCCGCGACCGCCGCAGGGTCTGGAGTACCTATCCGAAGGTGGTGTGGTTACGTTCATTCTATGAACTTTACTTAGGTACCTGTCCGCTTTTGGATCGGTGATCAGACACACCGTTCCATGATCGAGTTCCATGAGATCGATATTTCTGTCCGGGTTGGGGTGAATTGCCATAACTATCAAGTCAAAACAAGATCCAGTGTGGAGAGATCAACTGCCATGAAGTCCTGGGAGACTTTAGCCACGTAGTTAGCCCCGTCCTTAGAGGCGGCGAAGAAATCAGTACTACTTGCTCCTTTGACCATCGGATCAAACCACGATGAGATTGACTTAGCTTTTGTTAGCTCTTCGGTGGATAGTTTGAATACCTGGTCAAGACCAAGAAGAAGCAGACGTTCGTTCGCTCTGTTCCTAATATAAGCCTTCAACTCACTAGCGTCGATCGAGGAGATATCCGCGTAGTTGAAAATGTGATCGATAAAGGAGCATTCCTTCTCCACGACCAGGCGGAAACCCTCGTAGATCGCCTTCCTCTCCGAATCTGATAATCCGACCTCCTCGGTTAATCTCTTGAAGAGTTGGCATCCAGCTTCGGAGTGAGTCTGCTCGTCGATGGCGGACCAGGAGATGATCTGGGCCAGTCCCTTATACCTTCCATCACGATTGAAACTGAGAAGTACCGCGAAAGAACTGAACAGACTTACCCCCTCTCCGGCTCCTGAGAATACCGCTAGGGAGACCTTGTCGGGATACTTGGAGAAGAACGTGTCGATTTTGGAGCAAGCGACCGGGTCATTGATGAACTCCTCATACTCATTAAGTCCGAGTACGTCATTCAAGTAGGAGTAGGCGGCGGCGTGGATCGTCTCAAAAAACGAGAAGGCTCTGGCCATAGCCCTGATCTCCGGTTTGGGGAAGATACGGCAGACCTCGTCGGCCCAGTAGCATCCAATACCTAGTTCCGCGCTTACAAATCCTTTGAGGATCCCGGCGATAACTGCCCTCTCATCGGGAGTAGAGTTGAACTGCCAGTCCCGTAGATCGGACTCCATCGCCACTTCCTGGTGACGCCATACACTCGCCACGGTTTTTTCGTAGTAGTCGTAGAACTCCGGGAAATCGAATCCGGTGTCCTTCTTGAACACCATCTTGTTATGCTCTAGGATACTACTCATAGGACCGGGAAGTACTGCGGAAAGAGTTCTATTCTATCACAGATCACGTCAGATCTCACTCTCTGGGTAGGTGTAGTGCATCTGGTCGGAGATGGAGGCGGGGAGGGTGACGTTAAGAACCTTGTACGCGGCCTCTAGGGCCTCCTTGCGGGTGGATTTGTGCGGACTCTTGTAGGTTCCTTGATTGCCACGGAGCTTGGGGATGACGGAATAGAAGTACTCCTTGTCCGGGTGAGTGACCAGGTAGTAGTGGTAACCCCTCTGCCGGCCATCTTCAACCACCACCTCTTTATCCTCAAGGTGGAGTTGTCCGACGTCGTAGGGTTCGGAACCTTCCGGCTCCTGCTGGTTGGATTCCTCACCACCGTACGAGCAGTGCTCGGAACTCCCACGCGTAGTCTTTGCAGCCCCAAACTTTCCTTCCGGATCGACGTACTTGGAGTGGTAATCATCCTCACCGGTCTGAGGACCCGGTCTGACCAACTCCAGGTTTTTACTGGTTTTGCCAGTGTCGGCCCCCGGTTCGGCGTACTCGGCCAGCCCCCAACCCTCGGGGATCTTTAGTTCGTTCTTCATAGTAGACCTAGTGGTAATATGTCTTTAAACTATAAAGCCCCAGGGAGATAAATCCCTGGGGCTACAGGTATTAACCTACTTACCTATCAGAAGTCCAGGTTGAGGGACGTGTCGTCACTCTCCTGCTGGGAGAGAAGGAGCGTAGAGCGGATACGGATCTTACCCGAATCCAACTCCTCCTTGCTTCGGAGGGTCAGTGTGGCAGGCTTCTCCCGATTGATCTCGGGTTTGGTCGCCAGGAGTGGTCGAATGGAGCTATGAGCCCACGCTCCGGATACCTTACCTTCCTCGGGGAGGTTATCGATGAGGATCCGGTAGGTCAGACCGTAGGAGGTCTTACACGGATAGTACCCAACGACCTGGTAGGGAGTATTGATATCCAACTCGCGGAAATCGACTTCCTCGTCGGCTTCGATCCGGGGTCCGGACGCTGTACCCTTCGGAGTTACTGGCTGCAGAAGAGCCACTACATCCTCGGGTTTCTTCTTGAGAAGCGCGTTGAGGGCTTTCGGTTCGGTTGGATTCTCCCAGTCGGTGAATCGTACCGCCACTGGAAGGACCGTCTGACCGTCTTCGGTGTCCACGGATACGAACAAGCAGGGATCCTCGCCGCGTCCTGAGAAGTTGAAGGAGCCGAACTCCGCCTCCATCTCGCGACCGTCGGAGGTGGTGAATCCGCCCTTAGCGATTCCCACGGGCAGGAATCGTGGTCCCCACTGGATGTAGAGTTTACCGGTCTCCGTACCCTCGACGCCATCAGCGCCGACTTTAAGTACGGGTCCGAAGAGGCGGGAGTACACACCGTCCCGAGCCTTGATCAAGAAGGTGTTCTCGTCGAGGGGAAGATCCTCGTTTGTGAGGAACTTGAACACGACATCGAGGTCCTTTCGCATCGCCTTAGGAAGGTTAGCATTGGGGAGCTGGGTGTACTCGGAAGTGTACTCCCGGCCACTGAGCGGTACCAACTGTGGGGAGTTGGTGCTCAGGTCGATGGTCGTGATGCTGAAATTTGCCATGTTAGGTTCTCTTTGTGTTAAGGGTCTCTTGGAGAAAGATCTCTCTTTGCTCACTTAGAAATCATACCACGATTTCGGATTTCAGGTCCGGTCGTGATACACTTCTTTAAACTGGATCTCCGCCTTTTCTCAGTTCTGAGAGGTAGGTCTGGGCCTCCAGGCGGATCTCGTAGAGTTGGTGGGAGAAGGGATTGAGCGGGCAGAGCGGAGGAACGTAGAGAATCAGAGTCTCTCCCCACCATATCTGCCTCTCGAAAGGGCACTTGGAGGGAACCCACCTCACCCACCTCTCGGCGAGTTGCGGGGTCCAGGATCTTGGTCCGAGCGCACGCAAGTAGAGGCGGGGAAGACCATCCAGCAATCTCCCCCACCACTTCGGTGCCCTCGCCTTGGCCCCGGAGGACGAACGAGAGAAACTAAGCATAGATCACACTTTGGCTATAACGATCATACCGTGGTTAGCGTGCTCGTTTATCACCGAGTTACCCGACTGCTGGTAGAGGTAGTGGATGTTATGCAGTCCGGGGGTCAGTGATCTTGCCCACTGCGACCCCGCCGTGGTGTTATTGGTCTGGTTCTCGCCGTAGAACGCGTCGGACGGGGGTTTCCGTTCGGTGTCGGAGTCGACATTGACATCGATCCCCGGAGCCACGTACGCAATAGAGGCGTCGCCCGGAGGGTTGTTGTAGATGTCCAGGAAGGCTGTGACCAGGGTCGAGGAGGCCTGGACGAAACTCACGCGGGCGTTGGACAGGTACACAGGGGGAGTCTTCCATAACGCGTTCACCCCTACCGCCCCGCCATTCGTAATCGAGTTCCAACCATTACCGAAGAAGTAGATCGCCCTAGCATCGTACTGGTTGTGTAGGTTTGCGAGGTAGAGCTTAGGGTAGTCAGCGGCGTCTAATTGCCCGGTACCTGGGCTGGTGTAGTACGTCCCCCCGAGGTGCATTATTGACTTACCTGCAGTAGCTGTGGTTCTCACAATGCCCACCAGTCTCCTCGTCGGATCACCGCTCTTGTGAGGAATTCCATCCTTACTCCCCCTGGTCGGCGGGGTGGTATTTCCTCCCCAGGACTGGAAGTCCATCGCCAGTACCGGAGCCTGAAGAGTACCGGAGTTGTAGAGGTACACGTCGAACGTGGTATCTGCCGTGAGGGCAACTGCAGGATTGCCGCTCTTGAGCTCAAATGATGGCAGGGTGGAGGTGGGAAACTTGAGCAGGAACCATCTCTGTGTGGTGGAGTCGTACAGGGCGATCTCATTGCCATTCCACGGATGGACATATATCTTATCCGACTCCGGGATCGTCTCCGATGGCACATTCAGAGTGCTGCTGAGGCTCAACCTCAGGTTCACGACGTTTTTGATCGAGTCTCCTATGGCCTGGATCAGTGTGGCCGGAGTGACTGCGAGGGTGGTGGAGGTAAACTCCCTTACCTCGTCCGCAGTGGCGATCTCTATGATCCCCTTCTGGGTCTCCGAGGCCTCCTTGGCCGAGACTGTGAACCTGGTTATGTTATCATCCGGGGTGTTCGGATCGCCTCCGGGTAACTCCACCGACGCCGAGGTCACCTCGATGCCGGTTCCGCCCTCGATAGCGTTATCGAATCTGGCCTTCAGTTCGTTGGATAGAGCCGCGGCGGTAACCACCAGTTTGTCCGCGGCACCCACATTACCGGACACCTTAGACCCCCTGATAGTCGAGGTATCCGCCAACTGCACCAGACCGGCCTTTGTCGTGGAGGCATAGACTTCCGGGAGAGGAGTCTGATTAGCGGTTATCGGCCCGGTAGTTGTATTGAAACTGGTCTTGGAGTCGAAGTAGATCTTGGTATCAGCACCGAAGTATACGGAAGCGTCGTCGTTGAGGGCTAGACTGGACTTCACCACTACACTATTGAAGACCTGGTTAGTTACCGAGCCAGGCTCATTATCCGCCTCGAGTGGGATGGCGAACTGCTCGCCGGTTCTCAGATCGAAGACCGTGGTACCGATGTAGAAACTGCCCTCCTCGTTCATGCCGGTGGCGTAGACCTTACCGCCATTGCTCTCCACGATGATCTTGCCCAGGGCAAAGTCCTGCTCCAGAGGCTCACCCTGGAAGGTCGGGAAAGCGGTGTCGTAGTTCAGGTACCCGGTCCACTCCCAAGTGTGACCCGAGGCTCTGATGACTGACGGTCTGCGAAGTCCGATCAGGATACCGGACGAGGCCGATGTGGAGCGTACTTTCAGAGGTACTGGATTCACCCCGGGCTCTATGACCCCAGGGATATAGACGCCGGGGCGATTGATCATCTCCGAGAGCGCGATTCTCGTGATGGATCCGACCGGATCCGCCGTCTGCTCCGGCTCGTCGTAGTTCAGAGCAGGATACAGATCTCCCGAGGAGACTTTCCGTGCTTGAGTGC